AGGTGAATCGTCAGCAGACCCACCAGGATCCTCACCAACAAATAGTTGGTCGAATCTCCAGTGGGCCTCGACGTGATCGAGAACCTCTTTGATAGGGAAGAAAGAAACTCCGCTCAAGTCCTTAACTAAGGCCTTGACTTCGTCGTAAGTCTTCCAGTCACCTTTCTTTAAAGGGGTTCCAAGAACCTCTTCGCAGAATTGGACTATATCTATCCAGCAGGGTCTTTCCCAAGCGCCAGATTCCTTAGCAAGAATGAGGTCACCATAACTGGTGATCTGTCTCTTGCGGATCAAAGTTGAACCAATCCAATGATTGGTTAGATCTTTGACCACGGCTGACCTTGGGTCCGATGAATTAAAAATCCATGCGGAACCCAGCGACCTAAAATTTAATAAGTATTGGAGGTTTCTGTTATCTGATAACAGAGAAGCCAATCCTTTGATAAAGAAAGGTCTAACATGTTTAATGCTTTTTCCACTAGGATGAGTGAATCCTAGACCACCAAACTCCTGAGGCAGGTAGTTTGGGAGATCTAGGGCTTTCGCTTTTCCTACAATCTTTTGACTCGAATATAAAGCCAGTATCCTGCTCGCCTTGACTACTTTATCTGAGTAACCCTTCTTTGAAAAAGGAAGGTTGACCCAGAGAGTAGCTTTGGTCGATGCAGGACCCCGTGAACTCTTCGCAGTACTAAGTCCCTTCTTCCTCGTTTGAGGGAGACGTGACATAGGATTCTTATCCAGAAGTGAACCGACCGGAGGGAACTTAACATTCGTTAAGTACTTCCGTTCATCACTGTACTGAATGACAAACATCGTCTCTGTATGTTGTATACAGAGCTCGGATATCATATCAGTCCCTGGAGAGATTTCATATCCGGAGGTCTTGAGGGATTTTCGAAAATCTAAATAGGTTTTCAAAGTTCCTCCAGAGGCCGCCGAATCGTCACCGCACGTAATGTCTCTGTAAAACTTAAGTTTAGGTTTTACACCTATGAGAGCCCTATGGCGATGGAACTTCTGTCCTAAGGATAGAAGATTCCAGCTATGGGACTGACCCATAGGGACAGAACGAACGGTTTCGAAGGGGAAGACTGATTTCAACTTTTGATCGGTGAGGCTACCCCACCACTTTGGCTCAACAGCCAAAGTGGGTCGTAGCACCATATCGATTAAAACCATGGATACATCTTCAAACCACTCTGGGAGTAGTTTAAGGAAAATCAGAGCTCGCATTTGCCCTTTCATAAGGGCACGTGCCTCTGATATATCTGTTGAATCAGTCGCTGAACTTAAATCAGTCGAGTCAAAAGGAGGGTCAGGACCAAGAACCCTAGAGGGTCCTTTTCCTGGCCATCCCATTGTAGGAATACTCCTATCACACTTTAAGACGGCAGTCGTCGCTCTACGGAGTAAGTGTTCGAGATTGATAAGGTGTCCCTTTGTGACACCAATTACTCGAGCCTTTGCTCCTTTGTCGTCGACTGCATCCATCCTCGAAGGAATCGCGGTCGGAAAGTCCACAGATTTGTAAGCTGGCTTCTCACTATAAAAGTGAAAGGGCATCT